CTGGAAACTTCTTTAGTGTTGATAGTTATTCAGGTTTTGATTATGGCTCTATACCAGCATATACTTCAGATGTTACTGGAGAAGTTTTTGAATTAAGAGATCATCTAGATTTTAGACCAAGAGTTGATGACGCTTCAACCATAGACGCAGGTGATGGACAAGATCGACAATATTCAGGCACTGGTGCTTCTACAATAGACTTTGCTAAATTTAATACAAATGTTACTACTGATTTAGAATTTTATCTATCTAAAACGGCAAGAGTTTTCATAGCACAAAATGGACAGTTTTTAATTAATCATGGCGAACCCGCTGTTAATCCTGATTATCCTGAATTACTACCAAACGCTATGCACCTATATGATTTATTTTTACCACCATACACATTTAAGATTAGTGATGTTGATGTTAAAAAAATAGATAATAAAAGATATACAATGAGAGACATTGGTCGTTTAGAAGATAGAATAGAAAATATTGAATACTATACTCAACTTTCTTTATTAGAAGCAGAAGCACAAAATATGCAGATACAAGACGCTGATGGTTTTGATAGATTTAAAAATGGTATTATAGTAGATAACTTTACTGGACATGGTATCGCTGATGTAGGCGATAGTGATTACTCGGTTTCAATGGACATGGCACAAGGTGAATTAAGACCTGCATTTAGTCAAGATAATGCAGCTTTGCTAGAGATACAATCTGACTTAGCAACATCACCTACTGACGCTTCGAGAGCAACTGCAGGTTATCAAAAAACTGGTGACTTAATTACTTTACCCTATACATCATTTACACAATTAGAACAGCCATATGCGAGTACAACAGTCAATGTAAATCCATATGATGTTGTCGTATATAGAGGTAATGTTGTATTAGATCCACCAATAGATGAGTGGTTTGATACAGAAACCCAACCAGATTTAGTTGTATCTGTTCCAGGAACTTATGACACGCTATCTGAACTTGCCAATGAAAAAGTTTTAGATTTAAATTTTGGTACTGTTTGGAATAACTGGAACGATAGTTGGTTAGGAAGTGTACAAGACCTTAATAGAAGAACTACAACAAGATATTCTAATGGTAGAAAATTCAGAGTAACCACAGTTGATACAGAACAAAGAGTTGGTCGAACTAGATCAGGTATTCGTTCATCATTAGTTCCAAATATTGTAAGATCAAGTTTAGGTGATAGAGTTGTAAATGTAACCTTTTCTCAATTTATTAGACAAAAAAATATATCTTTTACTGCAACAGGTTTAAGACCAGATACGAGAGTTTATCCTTTCTTTGATGATGTTGATGTTTCATCTGTTGTAACACCGACAGGAAGTAGTGCAGGATCTGCCTTAACAACAGACACTAATGGAAGTTGTTCTGGTGTATTTGCAATACCTGATCCTAAGAGAGCTGACAATGTTAAGTTTAGAACAGGTAGAAGAACATTTAGACTAACAAGTAGTCCTAAAAACTCTTTAACTGGTGGAGGATTAACAACAGCAGCAGAAACAGAATATGTCGCAAAAGGATTATTAAATACAACACAATCAACTATTATTTCTACTAGAGAAGCAGCAATTGGTAGAAATGATATTAATGAAAGCACAGTAATCACTCGAAGAGGAACTAGAGATGAATCTGTTGTTGAGATTAGTGAAAGAAGAAATGAATCTGGTAGTGGTGGAGATTCTGGTCATGAAACTCAAACAGGCGGTTCTATAATAAGAGTAGGCGATCAAATAGGTAATGTATTTAGAGATGGTAAACTAGTATTTGATAGTAAATCTAATAGACCTGGAGGCGCTTTTACGAGAGCTGTAACTGGATCTCCAAATTCATCTGGCGGTGGTTCAGTAGATACAGTTACCAAATATACAGGAGTTACTCGTAGAGGAGGAGCTGCTCCAACTTTTTCATCAAGTAGACATCCATCCAAATCTAGTTGTAAAGGGCAATTTCAAGATCCTGTTGCACAACAATTTAAAATAGATGTTAGAGGCGGTATGTTTATTAGTAGTGTTGAATTATTTTTTGCTACTAAGTCAACAACCATACCTGTTACAGTTCAATTGAGAACAATGTTTAATGGATATCCTACAACAGAAATTATACCATTTGGTGAAATAACTTTACAGCCCTCAGATATTAATATATCTACTGACGCTTCAGAATCAACAACATTTACCATGCCAAGTCCTGTTTACATAAAACCAAATCAAGAATATTGTTTTGTAGTTTTAACAAATACAGACGAATACACTATATACACCGCTAGAATGGGACAAACAACTTTAGATGGTTCTAGATTTATTTCAAAACAACCATACTTAGGTAGTATGTTCAAATCACAAAATGGTTCAACATGGTCTGCTGAACAAAATGAAGATGTTAAATTTAAATTAAATGCTTGTGATTTTACAACTAATACTATTGGCACAGTTAGTCTTGTAAATGATGAACTGCCAACTAGATTATTACCTAAAACAAATCCTATCTCTACGACAAGTGGCTCTACAACGATAACGATACATTGTCCAAATCATGGTATGCACAGCACATCAGCAAATGTTACAATATCAGGACTTGCCTCTGGAACATACAATGGTATAGCCTCTACAAATATCAATGGTACTTACACAACGATCGGTAATATAAAATTTGATTCATTTACAGTAACAGCACAAAACTCTGACACTGCTGACGCAACAGGAGATATAGGTGGAACAGATCAAGTATCTATAACTAGAAATATGTTATATGATGTAATACATCCTGTAATTGGTAGTGTTACACATGATGAAACAGGTTTAACAGCTGAGATGAGAACAACTGGTGGAAGATCATTAGAGGGATCTGAAACAGAATATAGTTTAGAATCTGTATCTAAGGCTAGAAAAGTAACAATAAATCATGATTATTACATGACCGCACCAGGAGTAGTTGCTTCTGCAATCAATGAAACAAATGAGATGTCAGGTGTTAAATCTTTTGTGATGAATTTACTTTTATTCACACCTAATCAAAGTCCTAACGTATCACCTGTCATAGACACAAAGAGACTAAGCTTATTCTTAATTCAAAATAGATTAAATAATCCTGTTGATGGCACAACGCCAGACTTTGTTGAAGAAACTACAACAAGTGGTGGTAGTGCAGCTGCAAAATATATGACTAAACCAATTGTGTTAGAAAATAATTCAACAGCACTAGATATTAGATTATCAGCAAATGTAAGGTCAAGTAGTACAATTAAAATGTATTACAGAGTAACAGGTGCTGAAGATGTTAGATTATTAGGTGATGTTGCTTGGCGAGGGTTCAATGATGATGGTTCTTCAGATTCAGCAGTTACACCTGCATTAGATGATGTTACATTTAGAGAACATAAATTTAGTGTTTCTGGTTTACCTGCGTTTACAGCATTCTCATTAAAAGTTGTAATGACTGGTACAATTAGTTCATATCCTCCTCTAATTAAAGATATGAGAGGAATTGCTCTAGCAGTATAATGATATGGGTGATACTTTAAAAGTAAAAGGCCATATAAATTTAGTTAGAGATTTAAAATCTCAAGCAATCATTAATACAGATTCAGACGCATATGCCAAATACATGGCAAGAAAAATAAAACAAAAAGAAAAAGATGATGAAGTGAGACAAGTAGTTCGTGATGTCAATGAACTAAGAAATGAAATGAGAGAAATAAAAAATTTAATCATAGGACTCAAAGATGGCAGATAGAAGTATAGCAGCAGGTGATACATTAAATAAACTTAGATTTGAGTTTAATGGCGCTGCTGAAGATATAGGAGAGATTTCAGGTATTACAGGTGCGAGTGGTATTATTGCCAGTGCAACTGATGTTGTCGAAGCGATTACAACATTAAATACTGACTTAACAACTATATCAACTGACAATCATATTTTTAGTGGTGGGTCTATAATATTCGAAGGTGATACAGACGATGGTTTTGAAACTACTTTAGCTGTAACAGATCCTACAGCAGATAGAACAATTACTTTACCAAATGCAACTGGTACTGTTTCTCTAACTGACGCTACAGAAACATTAACGAATAAAACTCTTACATCACCTACTGTAACAAGTGGTGTATTTAATACTGCTGTGTCTGGTACTGCTGTAAAAGATGAAGATGATATGTCAAGTGATAGTGCAACTGCTGTAGCAACACAACAAAGTATTAAGGCCTTTGTTGCAAATTTAATTGCAGCTCAAGATTTAGATATCGCACCAGATAGTGGAACAGGACAAAGTATTCTTTTACCAAGTGAAACATTAACTTTTTCTGGTGGTTCAGGTATTGCAACGAGTGCCACAAGTAACACATTAACTTTTGCAATCGATTCAGTTGTAACACTTTCAGGATCAGAAACATTATCAAATAAAACTTTTACAAGTCCTACAATTAATACTATGACTTTTACTTCAGGACAATTAACATCAGGATTAACAATTGGTGCAAATGGTATTATTATAGAAGGATCAAGTGATGACGCACACGAAACAACTTTAACTGCTGAAGATCCTACACAAGATAACACAATTACAATACCAGATTCATCAATCACTTGTGTAACAACAACAACACACGCAACGAAATCAAATCATATTTCGAGATGTATTGCATTAGGATAGAATAAATAGTAGTATGGCAGATAGATCAGTAGCAGTAACCGACACACTAGAGACATTTAGAACGACCTTCAATTCTCTTGCAGGTGATGTAGGAGATATTTCAAGTCTAACAGACGCAACTGGCACAATAGCAGATTCAACTGATGTTGTAGAAGCTGTTGTAGCGATGAATACAGAAATTGCTGCTCTCAAAGCAGGCACCTCTGTGTTTGAAACGAAGATAGTTTTTGAAGGTGCAACTGCTGACGCTCATGAAACAACTTTAGTAGTAACTGATCCTACTGCTGATCGAACAATTACATTACCAAATTTAACTGGTACAGTTTCACTATTAACTGCAACTGAAACACTCACAAATAAAACTCTTACAACACCAACACTTACGAGTGCTGTTTTAAATACTGCTGTTTCAGGTAGTGCTATATTAGATGAAGATAATATGGCTTCTGATAGTGCAACAAAATTAGCAACTCAACAATCAATTAAGGCTTTCGTAGAAGCACAAGTAACTGCTGAAGATTTAGATATTACTACTGATAGTGGCACAATTGCGATTGATTTGGATAGTGAAACATTGACAATTGCTGGAGGAACTGGTATTGATACAACAGGTTCTAGTAATACAATCACAGTAGCAATAGATAGCACAGTTGCAACACTCACAGGATCACAGACTTTGACAAACAAAACTTTGACAAGTCCTACAATCAATTCACCTACAATCACAAGTGTTACTGCAACAGCATTAAATTTAACAGATTCAAGTATCGTGTTTGAAGGGGCAACTGCTGACGCACACGAAACCACACTCACAGTTACAGATCCTACAGCAGATAGAACAATAACACTACCTAACGAGAGTGGAACTTTAATAACATCAACAGGCGCTGCCACGAATGCTTTTTCTATTTCAATTGCAGCTGCATTAGGGTAAGTTGTATAAATAGTAATAATAAGGATATAAAAATATGGCATTATCGAAAATAATAGAAAACTCACTTGCTGATGAAGCAGTATCTTCTGCTAAATTAAAAGACTTTTCATCTGCTGTTGATTTAAACGGTGTTGAATTAGTTTTAGACGCAGACGCAGATACAAGTATTACAGCAGATACAGATGATAGAATAGATTTTAAAATCGCAGGTGTTGAACATTTTTCTTTCTCTAACAGTTCAGGTGATACTATTATTAAACCGATGGTTGACGCCAAAGATATTAAGTTTCAACAATTTGATGGAAGAACATTATTAGATATTAACGATGGTGGTTTTGTAGGTATCGCAAACGGTGCTACAAGTTCTGGTGAGATTAGATTTTTCGAAGATACAGACAATGGTTCAAATTATGTTGGATTAAATGCTGGCAGTATTTCTTCATCATTTACATTAACATTACCAACTGCTGATGGTTCTTCAGGACAGTTTTTAAAAACAGACGGCTCTGGCGCTTTATCTTTTGATACAGTATCAAGTGCTGCTGACGATTTAACAACAGGAGACGCTGCTGTTACAATCGCAACTTCTTCAGGTAATATTACAATAGACGCTCAGGCAGGTGACGCTGATATTATATTTAAAGGAACAGACGGTAGTTCAGATATTACACCAATGACATTAGATATGTCAGACGCTGGTGCTTTATTACTTACTAGTGGTAAAATTGATCTTAAAAATGCAGGCACAAGATCAAAAATTTTATTTTATTGTGAATCAGGAAATGCTCACGCACAAACACTTCAGGCTGCACCACACTCAGAAAGTGCTTCAAATACTTTAACACTACCAAGCACAGGTGGTGATGTTGATTTAGTTTCAACAGCTTCAACTGCTACACTTACAAATAAAACATTAACCACACCTAAAATTGCTGAGATAGATTCTTTATCTTCAGGAAATATTACACTAGACGCTGAAGCAGATATTATCTTAGACGCTGACGGTGGTGATTTTAATTTTAAAGATGGCGGCACAGAAATATTAAGAATTACTAACTCATCAAGCGATGTTATTATTAGGCCAGTTGTTGACGCAAAAGATTTAATATTTCAACAAAGAGATGGCACAGAGGTTGCAAGAGTAGAAGATAATGGAACATTTAATATTGTTACAGACAAGTTAGCAATCAATGCCACAGCAGTTACAGCAACGGCTGCAGAATTAAATTTATTAGATGGTGGTACTTCAGTAGGCAGTTCAATCACACTTGCAGACGCTGATGGTGTGGTAGTAAATGATGGCGGTACCATGAAAACTATTCCTGCTTCAGATATTAAAACATATGCAGCCTCAACTAATACCCCTAATTTTGATGTTAGACTGTCTGGTAATTTTGGATTAACAAATGATACCTTTGTTAAAGTGACATGGGATAGTGAAACTTTTGATTCAGATAGTGCTTTTGCTTCCAATAAATTTACTGTTCCTTCTGGTAAAGGGGGTAAGTATTTGTTTATGGCACATTATAAAATAGGTAATTCATTAGGATATTATACTTTTAAATACTATAAAAATGGTTCTGCGATAAGTGGTATGGATAGAAATGTTTACAGTTATGCTAATAGTGATAATGATTTTTCTTTTCATCATAATGCAATATTAAATTTAAATGCAAGTGATTATATAGAAACTTATGTTCAAACAACATCTGGTAATGGTAATAATGTTTATTCAAATCAAAGTTATTGGCAAGGATTTAAATTAGCATAGGAGAAATAATGGCAGACATATCAACAAAGGTAAAATTATATTTAGAAGACAATTCTAAAACATGGGATGCAGAAAAAGATAATATTTTAATTCAAGATGATTCTGATGGTAATGGTGCTTATATTGTAACATGGTCAGTATCGGGTTTAGCAAAACCTTCAGATTCACAGTTAGCAGCTTTTGATACTGCGGGTAATACAAAAGAAACTTTAGATGTAACTTTAGCAAAAAGAAAAAGAGAATACTTATCGTGGGAAGAACAATTAGATAAACTGTATCATGATATTAATGATGGTAAATTAGATACAAACGGCACTTGGTACAAACATATAAAGGCGGTAAAGGACGCAAACTCTAAAGGATAGAACATGGCATATATAGGAAAAGCACCAGTCAACGGATTTCATAAAAAACAATCTTTAACAACTGACGGAAGTACAGTTACTTTCTCATTAGATTTTACTATTGCAAGTGAAGAATCAATTATTGTTGTTGTTGGTGGTGTAATTCAAGAACCAAGATCAGCATACAATCTTGCAAGTGGTGGCACTCAAATTACATTTACTGCAGCTCCAGCTTCTACTGATACTGCATACATAGTTTTTCTAGGACAAGCAGTTGTTCAAAATCTAAATAGTGCTGGCGGCACAGAATTAATTTTAGACGCCGACAACGACACATCTTTAACTGCTGACACAGACGATCAAATAGATATTAAGATTGCAGGTGCTGATGACTTTCAGTTTACAGCAAACAAATTTAGCACACTATCAGGAAGTAATCAAGAATTTGCAGATAACTCAGTAGCAAAATTTGGTGCAAGTCAAGATATGACCATCTTTCATGATGGCACAGATTCACTAATTACAAACAAAACAGGTGCTATGAAAATAGCAACCGAGACATCAGGTATTGCTGTTACAATAGGACATACAACTTCCGAAGTAACCGTTGCAGATAATATGACTGTTACAGGCGATTTAACTGTCTCAGGCACAGCAAGTTTTGGTGATACTAATATTACAAATGTAGGTAGTATCTCTCTTGACAGTATCTTAAATGACGGTACAGACATAACTTTAGATTCATCTAACGATATTGTTATAGACGCTGAAGGCGGTAACATAGAATTTAAAGACGCAGGTACTTTACAACTTACTTTAGATATGGATGGCACCGCAGGTGCTCAAGTAATTAAACTTGGTGTTGATTCAGATGATTTAATTTTTCAACAATTTGATGGTAACGAAGTAATCAGAGTTGCTGATGACAGAGCATTATATTTCTTTGATAAAGGTGGAGAAAAAATATCTTCAGACGGAACAGATTTTACTTTCAATTCGGGTAATGATATTAATTTAACTGCAACAACTGATATTAATATACCTTCAAATGTAGGACTTACTTTTGGTAATGATGCCGAGAAGATTGAAGGTGACGGAACAGATTTAACTATAAGTGGTAATAATATTAACTTAACTGCTACAGCAGACGTTAATATACCATCAGGCGTTGGACTAACTTTTGCAACAGCAGAAAAAATAGAATCAGACGGAACAGATTTAAGTATTACGGTTGGATCAAATGGTGATATTAATATACCTGCAAACATAGGTTTAACATTCGGTGATGATGGAGAAAAGATTGAAGGCGACGGAACAGATTTAACTATCGCTGGTAATAATATTAATCTTACTGCTACAGCAGATGTTGTAATTCCTGCAAACGTAGGTATAACATTTGGTACTGGTGAAAAGATTGAAGGCGATAATACAGACTTAACAGTAACATCAGGTGGAAAGATTAACTTAACTGCCACAAGTGATGTTGTAGTTCCTGCAAACGTAGGAGTTACTTTTGGTACTGGTGAGAAAATAGAAGGTGATAATACAGATTTAACGGTTACATCTGGTGCTGATATTAACCTTACAGCAACAGCAGATATTAATGTGCCATCAGGTGTTGGTGTAACTTTTGGTGATGATGGTGAAAAAATTGAAGGCGATGGTACTGACTTAACAATTGCTTCAAGCGCAAAAATTAATTTAACTGCAACCTCAGATGTTCATATACCAAACAACGTAGGTATCGTGTTTGGTGGCGATTCAGAAAAGATCGAAGGCGATGGTACTGATATGACTATTAGTGCTAATAACTTGACAATAGACGCAGCAGCAGATATTACATTAGACGCTGCTGGTAATGATTTCACTTTTGCTGCTGGGGGAACAACAGTATTGACTATTTCAAATAGTTCAAGTGATGTAGTTGCTAAAACAGCAGTTTCAGATAAAGATTTTATTGTTAAGGGAAATGACGGCGGCTCAGAAATAACAGCACTTACCTTAGATATGTCAGCAGCTGGTGCGGCTACATTTAATAATGATGTTACTGCTTTTTCTGATAAGAGATTAAAAAAAGATATTAAAAATATTGAAAATAGTTTAGACATGGTTATGAAAATGCAAGGTGTTTACTATAAAAGAAAAGATATTGAAAATGCTAAAGAACAAATAGGAGTATTAGCACAAGACATGGAAAATGTTTTACCCCAAGTTGTTTTAACAGCAGATGATGAGATGAAATCTAAATCAGTAGATTATGGTAAATTATGTGCATTGTTGATAGAATGTGTAAAGGATTTACAAACACAAATAGACGAATTAAAAAAGGATAAATAATGCCTACACCCTCAGGTCAAATTAGTCTTGATGACGTTAATGAAGAATTAGACATTTCTCCAGGCACCCAAATCAATATGGGTTCTGCTCCTGTTCGAGGATTAGCAGAAGTACCTTCAGGCGCTATTGCTATGTCTGATCTTCAAGGAAAATCAAACGCACAGTTTGTCGCCGCAACAGGAGGTACTATAACAACTTCTGGTGACTATAAAATTCATACTTTTAATGCAGGTTCTTACTTTCAAGTTACTAGTGCAGGTAATGCCGCTGGATCAAATACCGTAGAATATATGGTTCTAGCTGGTGGTGCTGGTGGAGGCGGTTATCGAGGTGGTGGCGGCGGAAGTGGCGGACAATTATCTAATTATCCAAGTCCAATACCAGGAGGACTTCCTGTAAGTGCCACAAATTATCCAATAACTGTTGGTAGTGGTGGAAGTGCAGGATCAGGTTCTACCAACGGAGGCACTGGATCGAATTCAGTTTTTAGCACCATAACAAGTAATGGTGGAGGCGGTGGCGCTTCAAATCAAAATAGTGGTAATAGTGGTGGTTCAGGTGGTGGTGGATCATATGGTCGCCCTGATTCCACAGCGGGGAGTGGTAACTCTCCTCCAAAATCTGCACCTGCAACTCCTCAACAAGGATATAATGGTGGACCAGGTGGGCAACAACAAGGTGTTCAAGCTGGTGGCGGCGGTGGAAGCGGTCAAGCTGGTCATCCCTATGTGACATCACCCACACAAGCAAGAGGTGGTAATGGAAGATCAATTTCTATAACAGGATCTTCTGTTGCTCGAGGCGGCGGTGGCGGCGGAGGCACTGGTTCTTCATCTCCTAGACCAGGTGGTGATGGTGGCGGTGGTGCTGGTGGTAGACCAAACAACCCAGGTGGTACTGGTTCAGCAAACCTTGGCGGTGGTGGAGGTGGAGGAACAACCAATCCACAAGACGGCGGATCAGGCGGCAGTGGTCAAGTAATTATAAGGTATAAATTTCAATAATGGCAAACTTTGCAAAATTAAATTCTGATAACATTGTTATGGCGGTTCATGTTGTAGATAATGATGACATCAAAGATAGTGATGGTGTTGAACAAGAATCACTTGGTATTGCTTTTCTTCAAGAAATTCACGGTTGGACAGATTGGAAACAAACTTCTTACAATGCAAAGTTTAGAAAAAATTATGCAGGGATTGGTTATAAATATGATTCAACAAGGGATGCTTTTATATCTCCACAACCTTTCTCTAGTTGGACACTTAACGAAACAAATTGTCAATGGAAATCTCCTGTGGATTTTCCTACTATTGATGACAATTATTATATAGAATGGGATGAAGCCAACCTAAGATGGGCTGCTGTTGATAATAATGATGACAATTTCATATGGAATTCAACAACACTTTCTTGGGACGCACTTTAAATCATAAAAATTATAGATGAAACACAAAAAAACATTGGTATCCCAATTTGTTCTTTGGGATTATTTTCCAATATCACAATCCTTAATTGATTTTGAAAAAGTAAAATTTAATGCTTTAAAAAATTATTGGGGAAATTATAGACAATCTGATAACATAAACGATTGGAGACATAATTATTATAATCTATCTGATGATAAAAATATTACTTGGATAATAGATTATGTGAGGGACTCTTATAACTTAATATCAAAAAATCCTTTGAGGCCCATACAAAGAAATAGAAGTGTAGTTCTTTCTCAGAATGAAAGTTTAAATACACATAACCATATAGACCCTTATGACTTAAAAGGATCTCCTATAATGTCAGGAGTTTTTACTTCTCAAATAGGAAAAAATAAAGTAAACTTAGTCATAGAATATGAAACAGGAAAATTAAAGTCTAAGAAAATGAGAATTGCAATGGAAACAAATAAAATTATTTTGTTTAACTCAGAGTTAAATCATTATTACGAGGTCAATAATAACAAAGAACCTTTAATAAATGTTTGTTTTAGTTTTTCTCAATAATTATTATTATATGTTATAGTGAACCTTTATAAATATTACTATATATTATATATACATATTATACAGAATTGAGAATATAATGAACCTTGATAATTATTACTATATATTTGAAGAAGTTTTAACAGAAAAGTTTTGTGATGATCTTATCCAATATGGTGAAGAACAAACACAAGAAATTGCTTTAACAGGCAATTTTGATGGATCCCCCAGTAAAATAACAAACGAAAAAGACTTATCAAAATTATACAAAACAAGAAACTCATCTATCATATGGATGAATGAACCTTGGATTTACAGACAAATACATCCCTACATTAATGAAGCTAATAAAATATGTAATTGGAACTTTGATTGGGAATTTTCTGAATCTGCACAATGGACTAAATATTCTAAATCACAACACTATACTTGGCATCAAGATGCTTTTAATAAACCATACAATAGACCACGATCTCTAGATCATGGCTTAGTTAGAAAACTATCTGTAACTGTTTCTTTAGAAGATGGTGATAGATACGAAGGTGGCGATTTAGAATTTAGTATTGAAGGAGATAAGTATAATACAAATAAAATAATAACTGCTAAAGAAGCTAGAAAAAAAGGAACTATTACTATATTTCCTTCTTTTGTATGGCATAGAGTAACCCCTGTAACACAAGGAACTCGTTATTCTTTAGTTGTTTGGAATTTAGGTTTTCCATTTAGATAGGACATTGAAATGAAAAAAAAGAAAAAACAACCAATATCAAAATTTTTTAAAGACAATAATTATATCGTTGTAACACAAGCAGTTCCTTTTGAACTAGTTAATTTTATTTATATCTATTTTCAAAATAAAAGAACAGCAGCTAATTATTTGTATCAAAATAAACTTATTTCTCCCTATGATGAATCGTGGGGAAATTGGAATGATATTCAAATGCCAAATACTTATTCTCATTATGCTGATCCTGTAATGGAAACTTTAATGTTAAAGCAGCTACCTATTATGAATCAAGTAACAGGACTAGAATTATTACCCACTTACACCTATGCTAGAATTTATAAAAACGGTGATACTCTACACAGACACAAAGATAGACCTTCTTGTGAAATATCTAGTACTATTAATTTAGGTGGGGATGCTTGGCCAATTTTTTTAGAACCTTCTGGAGAAGAAAACGCTGAAGGAATTAGTGTAAATTTAAAACCTGGAGATATGCTAGTTTATAAAGGTTGTGAATTAGAGCATTGGAGAGAACCTTTTCAAGGCTATGATTGTGGACAAGTTTTTTGTCATTACAATGATTCTAATGGAGATTTTAAAAATAAAAATACATTTGATGGAAGACCCATGATATGCCTGCCAACTTATGTAAAAAATAAAATATAAAAAACAGAAAGAATAAAGATTGAACAAGTTTTTACAAATAAATTATGAATTTTTGCCTTATGTTCAAGACATTTATGAAATATGTAAAAACAAAATAAAGTTATATACCTATAAAAAACATCCAGACTACATTAATCCAAATACTAAATGGCCAGGTTTACGGTCTCAAAAACTTAATCATATTGAACCCTTTTTACATTTGTTACTATTAAAAGAAGCTGAAAATAAGTTTAAATTTGATCCCAAATTATACAGAGAAATACATAGTTATGTACATTTGAGATCAGAAGAATCAAACGGTGAAGAATTTATACATCAAGATACTTGCGACACTATGTTAATATATCTGTCTGATTCTAATTTAAAATCAGGAACTCGTTTTTATAGTAATGAACAAGAGCCAATATCTGAAGTTAATTTTGTTCAAAACACAGCTGTTTATTTTGATGGAAGTATATTTCACGGTTCTCTCAAAAACTATGGTGATTCTATTGATAACGGAAGAATGACCATTAATATTTTTTGTTTTCGTTAGCTAATAATATGATCGCTAAAAAACTAGATAACATAGGATATATTTTAGATGATGTGCCTAAACCCTTGTTAAAAAAATTAAACAAAATTGTACAAGAAAAAAAATTAAAATCACATAACGAAAGTTTAGCAGGTAACATAAAAAAAGAATTTGTAATACCAAAAGCAAAAAAAGTATTTGATGAATACTTGTTTAAATTAATTCAAAAATTTGAAGATTCTTTTAGTTATTTAGATACTCCTCTTACTTTTTTTTCTAACAATGATGTTCCCTTAAAGTTAGATAATATGTGGGTTAACTTTCAAGAAAAACATGAATTTAATCCTATTCATACACATAAAGGGGTGTATAGTTTTGCTTTATGGTTAAAGGTTCCTTATTGTATTGAGAACGAAAAAAAATACGGTCCTGGTAAAAAAAGTAATACGAATGTACCGGGAGTTTTTTCTTTTTACTATACCAACAGTTTGGGAAGAATTTGCACAGTAGATCTGGAAGTGGATAAAACTTGGGAAGGTAAAATTGTTTTTTTCCCTGCCGCCATGCCTCATTCTGTAAATCCTTTTTATACTTCTGATGATTATAGAATATCTGTTTCTGGAAATATTGCATTTGACCCAGCTTGAGTTTTAACTATCAGACAATGAACTTTTCTAATTCTTCTCTATATAAATTTATTAAAAATAAAAAAATAAATATTAATGAAAAAGATATTTATGAGAGATTTCAAGATAGATTACGTTGGCCAAAAACTTATCCTTGGGGACAACCTTCGATTGAAATAATAATAAATTATAATAGTAAATTACACGAAGAGCTTTTTAAAGAAGATGGTTATTTAAACGTAAATAAGTGCATTGAACTAGTAAAGGAAGGATACACTTGTATTTTATCTAATATTGGTTATTTCAATAAAGATACAACTGATATTCAAGATAAACTTAACTTAGAGTTTGGAAATATAAATTGTAATTTCTATTTTGGTAATGGCAAAAAATCTGTTTCTTTTAACAAACACAGACATCATTATCCTGTGATAGTAAAAAATATATTTGGTCAGTCTAAATGGATTATTAATAAAAAAGAACTTATCCTTAAAAATCAAGAGGTAATTTTCTTTGATAAAAATATCGATCATCAAGTTGTAGATATAAACAAACCGAAATTATCAATGACTTGTAACATAAAATGAATAAATTTTTTACTTGTGTAGATAACTATATTTCCGATGAGGAGTGTCTAAAGTATATTAATACCTACAATAACAATATAGCTTCGTCTTACATATATAATAATACAAAACCTCTATCTATTGAATCCGATCATACCGTTCAAAAAATATATGATGATTTTAACATTAAGAATAAGCTAGATAATTTAGAAATTGTTATGAGAGAAAAAGGTTCTTTTATGAACAATCATTTTGATACTGGAGATAGTTTAGCTTTTATACTTTATTTGAATAGTAATCTAAAAGGAGGACAAACTGTTTTTGAAAATGAAACAGTAATTTATCCTAAAGTGGGTAGATTGATTTTATTTACAAATGGTCAAATTCTACACAAAGTAAAAAAAATAACTCAAGGTAAGAGGTATATTCTTGCAGGATGGTTTATCTAAGGTAAAATTCTTAGAATTATGTATTTAAAAAGTATATAAATAATTAATAGAAAATGATGAACGCTTTTAATATTTTACAAGATTGGAAATCTAAACCTTATCAAAAAACAAATTATGATAATATTCATGCTTTTTATGGAGATCAGAAGTATATTAGAATGAAACCTAAAACACATATTACTTTAACTCCTGGTTTACTACATTTAATTATTAAGTATCCTAAAGAGTGGATTCAACAAAATTTTAAATTAGATGAAGAAGTTACATTACATAATGAAACACACAATATACTGTATTATACTGTAATTGATTCGTTAATTTCTGATGAAGAAAAACAGGTAAAACTTCATGTAAAAAATGGAATACCAAAGTGTGATGTTGAATAA